TGGTTGTCCGCATCGTCTCCACGGTCCACGATCACTTTGAACTTGAACGCGCGCGCCGTGTAGTCGCCAACAGTGAACAGGCGCCAGCCAGACCAAGTTGGTGATAGGGCGGGGTTGTCGTCTGTCGTGGCGATATAGATGCGAAGCAGGCCGGATTCGTTCAGGGCGGACTGGTCCACGTTAGCGATGACATCAAAGTCTGCCCATGTGTCTACCCAGTTTGATTGTTCGGCGGCTGGGTTCAAGTTTGTGGTGGTCACAGTGAAGCTGGCAGACACTCGGCTGGTGTAGACAGCTCCGGTGTCGACGTAATTGTCGAACTCATATTCGCCAGCCGCAACCATCCCACTGTCCAGGTAGGTGATGGCGTCGAAGTCGGCAATGCTGTCGATGTAGGTTGTCTGGTCTAGGCGAAGCGTTCCGTCGGCCACGACCATGTTCGTCTTGGCGCCAGCGAATGCAGGTTCCTGTGTGGACGATGCCACGGCATTGAACTGGATCAGGTTTGCGGCATTGGTAACGACCAGCGCCTCGATGGTGCTGTAGTTGCCAGTGCCGTCCACTGCTTTGGCGTAGTACGTGCCGGACAGCAGCGGAACGGTGCCGCTTGTCGCGTTGCCTGGGAACGTGGCCATAGGAATGGCTGATCCCCATGTGCCGCTTGTCTCGCTGTAGCGAATGGCGATCTGGCCACCGATGCGCACATCAAGGTCTGGGTGCGGGTCCCATTGCAGCAGGCCGGTGTCGCCCTGCGCGGTCATCTGAATGCCAGTTACATCAGCAGGTGGAACCGTCTTTCCAAGAACGCTGGCGATGAACTCGTACGGCACAGAACGGCTTCCGATGCCGTTCACTGCGCAGATATTGATGGTGTAGGTGCCTTCCTTGGCGTCTGTCAGCTGCAGGCTGGTGCCTGACGTCGTGACCGTTGTGAAATTGTCGTCTCCGACCTTGTAGCTGACTTGGTATGACGACACGAATGGCGACGGCGATGGCTCCCACGAAATCAGGGCCATGGTCTTCACGTCGGTCAGTTTGTTGTACAGATACTCGGTGACCGATCCGTTTTTTGGCGCTTCTGGCTTTGCCGACAGCAGCGTGATGTCGCGGGTCTGCAACACCAGTCCATTTTCAATGGCGTCGTATTTCAGCGGCTCATGCTTGATCGCTGTCACGCTGTATTTGATGGACGTGTCGTCGTCTTCGGAAACGCCAAGAACGCGGAATGTCTGCGCTTCGACAGCAGGCCCAGAAATCACCCAGACGCCTTGCGGTGTTGGTGCTGCACTGAATGCGGACGAAACGGTCACCACCACACCAGACACACCAATGATCGTGCGCGATTCGACTGTGCCGTCTGGCAGTTTTGCGAAGATGGTCCAGCCAGTCACGGTCAAAGCCGGCACCTTGTCCACGGTGATGGTGTTGGTGGTGGATGACGTGATGCGGCCACCAAGTCGTGCGGCCGCGCGGTTGCGGTCTGCCACTTTGATGATTTGGCCAGGGCGAACCATTGCGCCGTCCAGACCGATCTGGAACTGCACGGTTTCGGTTTCGAAGCGCTCGGAATACAGCAGCCAGCGGCCAACGCGGTTGGCTTGTCCACGGCTTGTGCAGCCGATGGCCGTGACTTCAGTCTGCTGGATGCCATAGCGTGCGATGCCGTCGGTGTCTTCGACGTATTCGACTTTCTGGCGATACATGTCAGCTGGGTCATTCCATGTGACCAGCGCCACTGTGTGTCGCGCCTTCAGGCTGCTGCCGGCGTAGATGAATTTGCCGTCGATGACGTTGGCTTCGGTGAACAGGGCTACTGGGTCAGTCGGCGAATCTTGCACCGCGGTGATGGCACCAGTCGACCAGTAGATCATGCCCCTGAAGATCGACGCGAAATCCAGCATCACCTTGTATGCTTCGGCGCGTGTTTGGATATACATGTTGCAGGTGAAGCGCGGTTCAGTGCCGCCGAACCCGTCTTCCACTCGCTCGTCGCAATAGCGGCCGATCTGATACATGGCCCACTTGTCGACCTGCGCTTCATCGACCAGCCCACCAAGGCCGTAACGGTCGTTCGTGACGATGTCGTAGAAGCACCAGGCTGGGTTGTCGGTCCACTCCACCTTGAACGTGCCGTCCCAGCTGCCTGTGTAGGCTTTGGTGATCGGATCGTAGTTGGTTGGGACCTTCACGCGCAGCAGCTTCATGTCGTAGCCGCGCGTCGGGATGGTTTGGAACTGCGACGAATCCACGCGCACACCGACCAGCGCCGCGTTTGGATAACGCAGCTTTGCTTCGACGATCTCAGTGTACGAAGACCAGTATGTTTTGTTCTGCAGCGCCGATGTTGTGCTGTCCGCTGTTAAGCGAACGACGCGAATATCCCATGGGCCTGCGCCAGTCAGCGCAATGCGATGTGAACGCTCGTATCGGCTTGTCGTCTTGCCTGAAATGGTGATGGTTGGCGTGGCTGCCTTTGCAGAACCTTTGATTGACAACGTGCCGTTGCCGCTGACTTTGATGATCCTGAATTGGTAAGTTCCGCCGTCATGGGTCGTCTTGACGATCTTAGAATCTGACGGATCGACGGAATAGCTATTACCTTCCGCGTCTGTGCCGTTGTTTACCGTTCCGCTGAATGTTCCTGTGTCAATCTGCGTCCAAGCGCCACCGTTTTTGCTGGCTTCCAATTTGTAGCTGATGGACTGACTTGTCGGTGAACTTGCGCCTGCCCAGTCGATTGTGATTTCGGATTTGTACAGCGTTTGGTTTGAACCGATTTGCGCTCCAGATCCAAGGTCGACCGTTTCCACTCCGACGACTTGGTCAACATATCCGCCGCCGTTGGTCTGCAGTTGGATTTTGTATTGAACTGTCGTTCCGCTGATGTCGCCGTTCGACGTGTTCTGAGAAGTCAGCGCAGGAATACCAATCGTCACACGCACAGCGTTGACGTTCGCGTTCGTGATCGTCTTGACAATGCTGGCGCTGTATTTGACTTCCACGCCAACCGACAATTCGTTTTCGACCGACGCGAAGCCTGGCATGTACGACTGGGACTGCGTGCCCAACCTGGTGTCGACTTCGATGCCTTTGAAGTTGTAGCTGCCATCCTCGTTTTGCACAGGCGTGCCGTCCAAGTAGACGGACCGCAAGCCATCGACCAGACCTTCGATCTCGCCTTCGCTCACCAAATCAAGCACGTTTGCGAACGCTTTTGACCGAAGGCTGTCTGGGCTTTCCACGGCAACACGTGCCGATCCGCCACCACCGCCGCCGCCTTTTCCGCCGCCGCCGCCGCCGCCGGCGCCAATGATTTTCATGTTCATATTGCCCATTCTTCGGTGCTGATGCCGGCGCTGATGACGGCGCCGCCAACGATTAGACGGCCATATCCAACAGGCACCGGATGACCTTGCGCCGTAGTGTTCACTGGACCGTTGAAAATGTTGCTTGGTTTATTCTCCGGCCGTTCTTGTTCTGACGGGCTGTCGCTCTTTGGAACGGGCGATAGAAGCTGCGCTGTCCCGCCGATGACCATGGAAATTCCAGCGGTCATCAGATATGGCGAAATCGGGTTGCCAGGGAAAAACACGTTTCCGATGACAGCCGCGGCCACCAAGACGGACCCCATGATGATGGTTCCAACGCCTGCGCTTTTCGCACCTGAAATCACCGGCGTGATCGTGATGGTGGAACCGCCGACTGGGTGGTGCAGCTCGTCGCGGTCCATCATTGGCGCCTTGTGCAGCTTGATGCGATAGCCAAGGCAGTTTGTTTCCATCAGGTATTTTTCAATCGACGGGAAATTCGCAACCAAAGCGCGGACAGCTTCGGCAGCCGTCGAAACGTCTAACCTGTGGCGTCGGCCGAATAGCTTGCCCAGCTGGCCATTCAAAACGATAGTTTTCATGCTGCGCTGCCGATGTACTTGAAGATCCCGAAGGTGTTTTTTGCCCAGTAACCGCCGTATATGTCGCGGCTGCTCAGACGCTGCTGGACGTGATGCAGAATCATATCATCGCCAAGGTAAACGGCAGCGTGATTCGGGACCTTTGACCCGATATTCATAAGCAAAACAGCACCTTCGTGCAGCTCGTCGCAGCGCTCGAAGCCAGCTTCTTTGAAGTTGTCCAGATATAGGTTTTCGCCGCGTTTCCACCACTGATCGTGGCGTTCGTAATTGGGCAGCGTGATGCCGCGCTCTTGCGCGTACCAGTCACGAATGATGGCGTAGCAGTCCAGCACGCCATGGCTGAAGACGCGGCCCACCAGCGGCGCGATGTAGCCACTCGGTTGGAAGGTGTGCCATGTGCCGGTAGGCACGTTTACGATGTGCCAAACCAGCCCGCTGGCCTCGCAGGACACCAGGTCTGCTTGGCTTGGCTCTGGTGACACGAACGGGTGGCTGTGAACCAC